GTGCCATTGCCTGCTTTATTTTCCCCCTCGTAAATCTTCAGCCATGAGCCAGCCAGGAAATTACTATCTTCCCCATCGAGGTAATAATTAACAAAGCCTGAAGGATGGAGCCCCACTCGCCTCATTCCGCTTTGAATGCGCAAATCGGGCTGAGTGGTGTAACCAGCTCCTGCAGTGGCAGGACCAGCAAGTTGCGTGACATTTAGCGTGTTGCGATATTCGTAATACGTATCGTTCGTTTGGTTCCAAATGAATGGCGTGGTGTCCACCATAATATCGGTGTAAAACGCCGCGCTCCCCACATTCAGGAACGCCGACAATCCACTCACTGTCACTTTTTTATTGGGCGTACTAACGTCTCCTGGGGTTTGAATGACAAAAGCATCTTCAGGTGCCAAAGAAGTGCCCACATCAGAAAGCTGAGAAATTTTAGTCATCGTTTAACCAAGGACAATGGTTACGCCACCTTCTGTTTCCAAAGGTTGCTCGTTTTCTAATTCTACACTTTGAGAGCGATCTGGGTCGTATACGAAATCAAACCGCCAAGCAAAATATTCCTCAAGGCTTCTTAGCTCCTTGTCCGTAAGTACCGCATTGAACAGCGCTATGGAAAATATGGCTCCATTGAAAAAACCCGCCGCACCATTGGCATTGGCGCCAATCACATAAGTGTCACCTGGGTCATAAGTGATTTGCTGAATAAATTGATTGCTGCGTATTGCTGTTTCAAAACTGTTTATTCGCAATGACAAGCCTAGGGCTTGACTTGCTCGCACCGTAAAAACATAAGTGCCATTGGCGGGCATTGGGGCGGGAAAGCCCGTTTGAACATTGCGTGTAAAAGCCCCCAAAGAACCGCTCGATCCACTGGCTCTCCATCGCACCGCTGTGTTGTTGAGGGTGCTAAACAAGTTGTAGTTGGTATCGCCTCGTGCATTAGGCTCGCCCAAGGCGGCAACGACAATAAGAGTGGCAGCAGAAGGAAATAGTGAGCCTAAATTACCCAAGCCCATAAAGTCGTTACTTCCATCAAAGACAACACCAGGCTTGCCATTGCGCAAATTAAGCGTGCGCGTGGGACGATTGGCCGCCGTTGGTTGAACCGCAGTTGCCCTTCCCAGTACATCTTTCCATTGTTCCACTTGTCCACCAGCACCTTGAATAAAAGGGCTAAACTCAGCGTCTAGCCATACCTTGTTGCTAGAAAAAGACGATGGGGGAGCGAGATATAAAGGCGTCTTTTTTACAGTGCTTGTAGAATCTTCCGTGAAACTTAAATACTGCTTATAGCGAATGAAATAATTGCTCCATGCTAAAGTTGGGCCATCAAGGCTTAGGCCACTGATAGTGGTCGTATCAGCAAAAACTGGCCCCAGTTTATACTCCGCTCCAGAATCAAAGCCGCTTGCATTTGCGGGAGAAAAGAACGAAGCCGTGGAGGGGCCGTAAATAGCATTGGCCGCGTCATAATAGGGCCTGTCATTGTCAATGCCGCTAGCAAAAATAGAGCCCGTAAAGAGGTCCCCGAAGCGAGATGCTTTGTTGAGCAGTGGCACTAGAAGACTAGCTGCTCCACTGGCTAATGTCACTATTTGCTGTTCTAAATCATCTGTAAGCCCAATGATATTTTCATAGTCATTTTCCGTGACACCCGCATCAGACGTGCCAACAAGCAATGCAAGATCACGCCTGTCTATGCCAAGATTGTCAAGACAAACATTCCTGTCCAATATTTCCGACAGATTGCTAGAGGCTCTGAAACCATATTGCTGCGCCATTAGCTTTGCCCTGCTTTTGCATATAAAACAAGGCTATCAGTTTCGATGGAAACAGCACGCTTCGGGGAGGCAATGGTACCAGAAGAGAAGACAGAAGCCAAGCGGAAATCGCTGCTCACTTCTATCGTGCTGATGCTGCATGAAAACGATGCGGTGGAGCCAGAAAATGGAGAAGAAGAAAGAGATGCTGCCTGAATGCCATTGATCTTGAGCGTGCCAGCATCAAAAGCGCCACGAGCATTGATATAGTCGCCTTGAGAAGACGGAGAATTGCGAAGAAGAGCAGCATTGCTCAACGTAGCGCCTGATGCTGCATTTTGAGCGGCAGCCGTAATGCGAGACTGGGCTGAGTCCGCAAGTCCTTTGATTAAACTAAAATAAAGCGTAGATGTTTTATTGACGCCATTAAGCGCAAGAATATCTTTGCCTTTGATGGTGAAAGAAATGGGGACCAGTGCCGACACAGCGGCATTGACAGTTGGAATAGGCGGAGTGAGGAATGCCCCCTGTTGCATCTGCGGCATCCCAATGCGAAGAGTGAAGTCAATGTCATTAGCATCTCTTGTAAAAATTACGTCAATACGTGGCGCTACATAAGTAGTCGTATCTTGAATAAAGGCATAAGTTTGAGAAACTCTGCATTTCGCGAATGATTCGGTCAAAGAGGAATAATCAAAGCTTTGCAAAGCAATTTCCCCAAAACTGGTACCGATAAGATATAACCGCCCTCCTGCAATGCCCGTTAGCGATCCTGCAACAATTTTCGCGTAGCAAGAATGAGTCCACGTCTGCCCCCGCACTACAGGAATTGCAGTGAAGCTTTCCCAGTAGAAAACTAATTCTCGGCTGCTAGTGCCAGCCGCTACTGATCCCGAAAATCTAATGTCAATGTAAGATATTCCATCGTCCACTCCAGTGCCAACAATAGAACTCGACAATCCAATGGGATTTTCAAACACCCAATTCGTGGGTAGCGTTCCTGGCGTGCCAGCAACTGCTCCCGCCATCGTATTATTGCGGATGCTATTTGTTGATTGAATGACTGCGCCAATGCCAGCCCCCAAGTTATCCCAAGCTTTTTCCTTATCAGTAACATCCGCTAAATTTTGCGCCGCAATAAGTCCTTGTAAAGTCATTATTGCTCCTCCCAGTTAAGAGTGGCACTTGCTACTCCACTAGCTCCACGAGCAGTTGCCACAACAAACAAAGCTCCACTGTTTAATGGCGTTTCTGGGTCGCCTGTAATATACATTTTATCAGGGCCAAACAAATTAGAGAGATCAAACTGTTTTGTTTCTCCACTGCCCAAGAAATAAGTGGCAATATGCTGCGGGCTTCTAAGCGTACGATAGCCTTGCGTATCCACTAGCACGGCAGATAATGGATCAGAAGAAGATGCTTCAAACTTATTTGCCACATAAGATGTGCCACCTGCAGCGGCTGAGTCCTGCGAGACGCCACTTACTATTGTCCACGATGTAATAGCTTCAGTGGTGCCACTATTAGGCGTAATACGCTCTTCTGCCGTGCCTTGCACTACCACCACATCATTTAGCTGTGAACTGTCCATGAGCTGCGCCACCAAAGAGATGGGCCATGGAGAAGTGACGCCAGAAAGCGTGCGCGAAAACGTGATCGCTCCCGTTGGCCGACTGCGCTCAAAAGTGAGCACGGTATCAGATGTGCCACTTGGGAAAGTAATGGAAAAAGATATTTGACGATTGTAATCTTCAGCGGGCACACGTATTTCGCCTATTACCTCACCCTGCCTATCAAAATTCAAGCCCGTATATTTACTGGCAAACCAAACAACATCGTCGTCTCCAGCGGAGCCATTCCAAGCAGCACCAAGGCGCCATTGCCCTCCACCTGTATTAAAGAAGACTGTTCCGCTAGCCACGCCACTAGGAATCACGCCACTAGCAATAGCGAAGGCATTAAAACGGGACAGACGGATGGATGAAATGGTCGATGGAAGGGGGCGATCAGTGGTGATTTGTGTGAGGCCAGAATTGATGGCCGTTACGTGCGTGCTAAAAATGTCGGTGCCAGTCACTCTTACACGTTTGCCGGTCAAATAGTTTGTAGAGCCACTCATCTCTGCTGAAATGTCAGGGAATTGTCCTGCATTAATTTGCAGCACGTTGTCACCCAGTCGCGTCACGGCAATTGGACTACTTGCTCCTCTTGTTAAATTAGTGCCATTTCCATAGAAATAGCTTTCTCCTGTGCCCGCACCATTACTTTGCAGGACTAAATCAAACCGCGCTGGCACTGAAGCAAATGCAGCTAAACTCACAGGGTAGATAGCTTTTTGATTGTCCACGCCATTGATAGTTCTCTTCGCTTGCAAGCCAAGAATGGAGCGACCCGTGGCATCAATGCTCTTGGCTGTATCAAGCGCTGCGCTTCCAAGTGTGACCGTGCCCTTGTCTCCTCCATCAATGTAGACGCTACTTCCATAAAGATTGATGAAAGCAGGCTTAGTAGCGCCTGCAATACTTCTGCACTGAACAAATAAACGCATGTAAGGATTGCGCAAACTTGGTGTTTCAAAACGATTTTCAGCGGAAATATAGTGCAGCTTCACCCACCGTGCCTCTCCATGGCCATCAGGCACATAGGCCAAAAACTGAGCACCCACGGCTCCGTACCAGCTAAATTCAATCTTGAACATTGTCACTCTTGACAAATCCAAGCCCCAGCCAGTAATGCCTTCACCCACCAAGAGCTTATCCCCGTTCCATTGATCTCTTGGCACTTTTAGCTCACCAAGATCAGGCGATGTGCGAATAATAAAAAGATCGGTGCCTTTTTCTAGCTGAAAGAAGTAACCGTCGCCGTAGTTATTTCGGCACCCCCATTGAATAATTTCTCCGTCATCTCCGCTTTGCGTGGACATTCTCACGCCTAGCGTGAAACCTGTAACGCGCCCTGGTTGATAACGAAATGCTCGCTTGCTCTCCCAGTAAGTTGTCATTACGCCATCAGTGTATCCACCAGGAAAGCGCCCAGTATTGTCATCCACTGGAAAAATAAAGCTAATTGAAGGGGGATAGCAATATGCCTGCAAGGCACTCTCAAAAGGAAGATGGCGCGTGTAAGAGCCAAAATCGTCAGCAAAAGTATAGTCTCCAGGATCGCCCCAATATGTATAACGAAACTCGCGCCCTGGATCGGTAGACCATTCTTTGCTATTGATGCCATAAATATTGACAGCATCAAACAAGCCCAAGGCTTTTTCTTCCTTTGGCAAGCCAAGCAAGGTGGTACTTACTTCGCTACTCTCTTTGTTTGTAATATCTACAACGGCGGGATTGTCGTCGTCATTGGCAAGCAGCACTGGCGTACAGCCGCCATCTTCCGCAACCACAACGGTTTCCAGTGTTTCGCCAGTAAGAAGCTCTTGTGTGTTGCCGTCAATAAGATTGACGCCCGTGGCAAAATCAAGAAGCTCGCTTTCTTCTGTAACAGTGCCCGCTGGAGCACTGTCCTCGGGCAATTGATACCTGCTCTCCAGATCGTCCATGACAGGCCCTCCTTAGGTGTTTTTCACACTTGCTCTTCCCACGTGAGAGCTGCGCTCATGTTGGCAGTGCCAGTGGCACTTTGCGCAAACACATAGAGCGTATCGCCAGCAGTGGCAGTCAATGGATAGGAAAGATAGTCTTTGTTGTAGCCAAAATAAGGCGCTAAATCAAGATCAACGCCACCAGCGCCCACGAAAAACGTAGCCACTGTAATGCCGCCAGTAACAGTGCCAATGCCAGTGCTAAGACTGTATTCAATGGGACTGAGCGTATCGGCGGAAGTGAACGATGGAGTGCCAGAGACAGTGGTTGGGTTCTTGATGAGTTTCACCACTGCTCGTGCATCAGTACCAATGCCCAAACGAGTGGGATACACTTGCATGCGATTGCGAATGGAATTTATCGTATTCTTGGTGCGAAGGGCCATCAGCATGGTGCCGCTAGCTGATACTGCCCTGTCAGTCGCGTTGCTTTGCGAACGAGCAGTGATGGTGCCTTTGTCGCCTCCATCAATGTAATAAGAAGCACCATATTTATAGATGGAATTTTCATTGCCACTGCCCCCTTTTTGAGCAATGTAAGTGATGGGAAGCGTGGGATTGGCAAGACTTGGGCTTGTTAATTGGTTGGAAGTCCGTATGTGATGCATTCTCACCCATCGCGCCTCTCCCGCAGTGGTGGCATCAGGAACATAAGCAAGAAAATGTCCACCAACAGCGCCATACCAGCTATATTCCACTTTGAACATCGTTACTTTTGAGAAGTCGATGTCCCAAACGCTTTGGCGTGCAAGGATGTTATTATTGTCGTCCGTTACGACGGTGCTATTTCCATAGGAAACATTGGGCGAAGAAGCAGTGCCGGCAATACTTACGGTGAAGCTTGATCGACCTGGCGTGCGATCAGAGTAATATTGCGTGCGATTCGAGCCATCAAGACGATCATGGCTAAAGTATTTGCGAGGCACTCTGTATTCATATGTATATTGATACTCACTAAGTACCGTGAATGGCAGACCTGCGGGAGCAGTCGTTCCGCCAGCGGATGAAACATTGCCGCCAATGGTAACGCCAGCACCACGCAAACTCAAATCAAACAAGCCAGCGTGAATGTAAGTAAGACCAGCGCGAACGATCACGATGTCCGTTCCAGCAACGCCTGTGTCGCCGTCTGCTACGTTTGGAGTGCGAATACCTGACTCGTTGCTTTCAAAAGCACTGGAGCGCCTCACGCAAAGCAAATTGGTTTCCTTGTCACCAATAGCAGTTTGAGCACCACCCTGCACTTCAATGTAGTAGCCATCGCGCTTATCAAACGCCCCATATTTTTTGATGTCAGTGATGTCAGTGGTAGTATTGGTCCTCACGCCAAAAGTGGCAGCACTAACGCGCCCTGGTTGATAGCGAAAAAAGCGCTTGCTGCTCAATATTTGATAGTTATTAGTTGTGGCGCTATCAACTGTTACTTTTGCTGCGCTTTCCGTGGGAATATGCGTAGTAGTGCCAGCTCCTTCGCTTTGCCATTCATTAGGGTTGATGTCATAAGTGGTCACGTCAGCAAAGACACCCAGCGCCACTTCGGCGCGAGGAATGCCAAGCAAGCTCAAGCTCACTTCGCTAATTTGCTGATTGACCACCTCCACAGGCACTGCCTCTTGATCAGAAGCAATCACCACAGGCAAACTATCTTTCGCAAGTTGAGGGCCAGGCGGAATCGGCGCAGTCCTGCCAACTGTAACGACTGCTACGCCTTCTTTCAATTCGTCTGCCATGATGCCCTAAGGGAAACAATTGGAGAGTGTGTTGCTAATGACTACATTGCCAGCAACGACAGTATCTTGCTTTAGTCTATAAACACTTCCGCCAAGTGGGTCGTCTGTGATTCCAGAAAGACTAGCAATAGTAAAAGAGTAAGGGGGCTGATAGGAAATGTTGGTTAGGCCACTATAAATCGTGCCACTTGTACCATCGTAGTTAATGCCTGATTGTGTTGTGTTCTTAAAAACGACACGCTCCGTCGAACCAAGCGTATGATTAGTTTGTGAAATAAACACGCCACTAGCAACACTTATCAAATCAGCAAGTTCATCTTGCGTTTCAATGCGAACATCCCAAACCAAAAACGGCCTCACCTGAGAAGCATAGGCACTCGGGAAAAATACCCCACTTGCTATGGCGTATTGTGAAGCATCCCACAATGCTGCCGTTTGAGCAGAAGATAGCCATAGCCTTACTCTGCCTGCAGTTAGAGGCTCTTGTTCTTCCACGTTAATGCTCAACACTTGCTCAAAAGTGCCAGAGGAAGTGTTCTTCCAAACAGAAGCACACACTTGCACTTCGTTTAAATCAAGCGGCACGCCACTTGCATCTTGTAAAAGCAAACTAAGCCCTTCAAAATAATCCCTACGAAGTAGAACTAGGTCCACTTGAGGGACAATGGAAGTAGCAAGAAAATTGCTCATGCTGGTACTTCGCGGTAGGAAACAAACACCGAATAATTAGTGGTGCCGCTTACTACGGCATTAATCTTTTCGCCGCTCACGCTTTCAAAAAGGCCCAATGGATTGGAAAGAGTGATATTGCCATTTGCTGGCAAGTGGAACGGAGGTGTCCTGTCGCTTGTGCCGCCGCTTTGAAGCTTTACGGTGCAACCAGAGGAAGCAGTGATGGCCATGGACAACACGCGCAGCTTATTGCTTGCCACTGCAGCAATCACATCAATGTTGCCGCTGCTCGTCACCTGTGCGCTCTTTAGTTCGCTAGTAAAGGCATCATTTTGCACTATGTAAGGATCGGAATTGCTTCCTGCTCCAGTGGCCTTTACATAGGCAGCATTGCCAATTGCATCGAGTCCGTAAAGATTGGCCATGTCAAAGAATCAAGAAGAGATAGCGTTGGTTAGGAACAATTGTACCGTCAGAAAAGCGCACGTCTTGACTGGCAGTAAAATCAAAGACCAACGGACTCGCTAATACCACAGTGCTATAAGCATAGGGCGAGCGCCTACCATTAATGCCGATGGTAGCAATTCTAATTCTATACGATCCATTTGTGCTGTAAACATCAGATGGAAAGCGAATGTAATTGGCAGAAGTGGTGCCTATTCTGATCCATTGATTATCAAGCGTGTTCAAATAGTCCACTTCAAAAGATGCAATGAAGGGATTGTTCTGCGGAGGGTTCCAGCAAATGGCTGGATTCACTGCAGCATTAAGAATGGAATAGGCGGAATACTGAGGAAAATCCCATCTAGCTTCGTTGTATGACATTACGAGGGCACCTCCAAAATAATGCTATTGCCATTCACTCTTGGCACCACTTGAGGGCCTGCGATGGAAGTGCGAGTGACGCTGAGGATGGTGCCCTGATCAGCCAATGCAAATTTGCTTTCATCGTACAAAGCCGCCAAAACCGTCACCACACCCTCATCTTCATTAACTGACACCACCCTGAAGGTTCTCACTCCATCGCCGTTTTCTTGCAGCACCCATGGGGCACTAGCAGCAGGAGCAGCAGAGAATGCGGGACTCACATTGAGGACAGTGAAATTTCCTGGTCCATTGGTTACCGTGCGCGTTTGTACTGTGCCATCAGGCAACATCACTGTTAGTTGATAAAAAGAACCAGAGGCAATAGTGAAGGAAGAGTCAATGGTCACGGAAGTGGTGGTGGCACTAACAATGCGTCCGCCAAAGCGTTTGCCTCCCTTGGCTGGATCTGCAATGCCAATCACTTCTCCAGGCAGCACGAAAAATCCTTCTGTGGCCGTCTTGAAAGTGACCACTTCAGTTTCTAGCTGATCGCTCAACAAAGTCCAGCGGCCAATCCTTTGTGCCTGTCCTTGACTGGTCGTACCAAATGCCCTAACTTCCACTTCTCTATAGCCATAGCGATCAATGCCCTCTCTATCCTCCACGTATTCCACTTTTGCTTTGTAATTATCACCGGCATCATTCCAGCTCACCAGCGCCACGGTTTTCCTTGCTTTTCTCGCCGTGCCTTCGTAGGAGAAGGGAGGCTCTGTCACTTGCCCACTGTCGTCAGTTTGTTGAATGACATTAGCAGGAGAAAAGATTTTGCTAATCTGCTTTGGCTTGTCTTGAATGGCAACAATCGTGCCTTCACTGAAATAAAGCATGCCGCGAAATGCAGCAGCCATAGCATTCAGCACGTCATAAGCCTCAGCCCTGTCTGTAATGTAGGCATTGAAAACCATGCGAGGCTCTCGCCCTCCTTTGCCATCGGGCACTAGCTCATCACAGTATTGAGCAATGGGATAGAGGCTATATCTATCCACTTGACTTTCATCAATAAATTCCCCTGCTCCATAGCGCTTATTAGTGAGCAAGTCGTAAAACACCCACGCAGGATTATTGCTCCAAACCGTCTTAAAAGTGCCGTTCCAAATGCCGCTGTAAGTGCGAAGAATAGGATCGTAATTGGTGGGCACTTTGATTTTAATGCCAAGCATGTCGGCACTAATTTGCGGCACTGAAGTGAAATTTTCGGCGCCAATTTTAATGCCTAGTACTGCAGTGTTTGGATAGCGGAAAGAGCGCGTGTAGATGCCAACGATGGCCTTGAAGAAAAGATCGTCGCTGATGGCAGTGGTAGTGGGGTCCTCAGTGATACGCTCTGCTGTTACCACCCATGGACCATTGCCAATTAAATTGTATTCATATTCAAAATCAACAGGGCCTCTACTTTTGCCCGTAATTGTTTTGTTTTCATTAATAAAATTAGAGCCGCCATCGGGACGAATTTTAATATTGAAAGTGACAGAACGCCCTTTTACGTCGCCAGTAGATGAATCAACAAAAAATAGAGCACCAATACCTATGCGTATGCGAATTTTGTTAAACAAATCGCCCACTGTCGTGCGTGAAACTGGCCCACTTGCCCGCACTAATTTCACGCCTACGGCTTGCTCAGCTCGAATGTCGTCAAAGCCAGGCATTGAATCTTGGTTTTGCGTGCCCGTGCGATAGTCAATGGTCAGTGAATTAACGGCGTCCGTAGCGCTTACTCTGTTAAGCGATGGAATAGAGGAAGAGATTTCGGGAATTAATCCTCCTTTGCCATTAGCCCCTGCAGAACTACCCGTGAAAAAAGCATCCACGCCATAGTTAAAACTTCCATCAACATTCTTGATGGGCACATTGTCCAAATAAATGCGCGTGAGGGGGTCCACGCCGTCCTCAAAACCTTCCACTTCCCCTTCGCAGAAGATGCCAACAACTGTTGCTTCAGCCCTGCTCCTAAGCGATTCTGGGTCTTCCTCAGGGCCGCGTTGCCCTCCTTGCCCTCCTCCTTTTCCGCCTTTGCCGCCGCCGCCTCCGCCTCCGCCAGAGCCAGTGAGATGAGCAGTCCAGCCTCCTTCTTTTTCGTGAAGAAAATCTTCCATTAAACGGGCACCTGCTGAGTGGAGATGGAAGAGGAAATCACCAATGGAGAAGCGGCTAGAAAGCGTCCATAAAGCAAAGGAATGGGCTGGCCTTGAGTGGTAAGTTCAGTGCTTCTATCAAACAGAAAGCTATCTTGACGCTGCGTTTCAGAAGGCGTAGCAAGACGCTGTGGAGGTGTCAACAGAGAGGCGATACCAGTAAGAACCAGTCCAAGACCAAGGCTAAACAGCACGCCACTTCCAGCAGCAAAACCCGCAGCAGATGTTGCAGTGGCAGCTAAATAGCCACCAAAAATAGAGCCAGCGCCAAAACTTACAAAAGAAAGCGCTACCAATGCCACGCCAAGCAAAATTCTTCCTGCAGCACCTCCGCCAGTGACGATGGGAGCAATGATTAAGCGATTACAAGGCATGAGCAAATTTTCATAATCCATGCCTTCACTATCATCATTAATCAAACGAAACGCCACGCCGCGCTCATGGGCATAGGCCAAATGCTCCTTAAAGCCTTCTAGCTGATTACATAAAGCCGACATCACATCTTTTGGAGAAGCTGCCATAAAACTAAATTTGCGACCAAACTTGCGGCCCAAGTCTCCCAGCAGCTTCACTTCAATTAGCTTCATGGCAATAGCTCCTTATGCCGCAAAATCTTGACAGTGCTTTTTTGCCAATACCCTCCATAGATACTGGCTTCTGACAGTCTATCAAGCAAATGCTGGTAAAAGATATTCTTGTCGGGATCATGGACGACGCCCACATGGTTGGGAAAATCAGCTTGCAATTGCATGAGCAGCACATCTCCCTTGCGAGGATTATCCGCTTCTACAAAACCCTGTCCAGCAAAATTCTTTTCAAACATGCGCCATTCTTTGCTCTTCCATTCAAACTCTTCGCCCCTGTCATAATCATCAAGAAGAATGCCATATTCTTTTCCAAAATAATCTTTGACTAGACCGTAGCAATCGTAAATGCCGTATATCCATGGTCTTCCTAAGTAAGGAGTATTGCCAGTTGGGTCCATCTCGTGCCAACTGTTGGTACCAATGCAATACATAGTCCATGGCACATTGATAGCCTTGCAGGAAGCAATATCATGCCTGCTAAATTGATCGTTAAAGCCAATGTGTGAATGAAAAACGGCTTCAATGCCAAGCTTTTCTAAACGCGCATAATCTCTTGCATCAATGGCAAAATTATCAATGGGAGAAGGATGAATGTTAGTGCAAGGGAAAAATTTTCCTGCGGCAATAATGCCACACGTTTCTTGATCTGGCTGCGAATGCGCATGAGCGCGAAGTTCAGTTTTAAGAGCTTCCCAATTCATTGTCTTCCTCTGATCGCTCCAGGAAAACCACCAAAGGGAAGCGACTGGTTAGGAAATCTTAATTGACAGCTTTGCACGCGCTTGCCACACACGTCGAAATTGGGATCGGACGTAGGGGTGTCGTCTGATTTAGCCACTGGTCCTCCCGTGTAGCCACATTCACTGCTCCTGTATTTCCATTGACAATAGTTCTGCGTGATAATGCGCCGAGGCAAGAGAAGTCCTTCTAAATCGAGCACACTGGCTAGTTGCCAACTAATCGTCAAAGCATTTTCTGAAGTTTTGCGCTCAATATAAAAAATATCTAAAGGGAATTCTTGCGTGGGATCAGCGTCTGGCTCACCATCAAGATATTTTGCAAGCGTGCGCCGTCTTGTCACCTTTGTTCCCACTAAGTCATCAAGGCTATCAATCACTTGAGTGAAAGTGCCAAGCACATTGGCCACAGTTAAAGATGGCTGTGCAATTTGTCCAGTGGTGCTCGTTTCGTAGCCAGTGGCAAGAATAGGCAATGGCTCATAAGTGCGACCCTGCCAGACAATCTTGGAGCCATTAGGCTTTATTTGATTCGTAAAGTAAAACTTATCGTTGGAATCGCCAGTGATAACAGACAAATCTAAATCAAACAGTTCAACAATGCCTTCATGCCAACTCTTTTGGACATCAGTTTCTAAGGTCATAAATCGTAAGCCCTCTTCACTTTAAATTGGAAAACATTGGCATCTCTTCCCGAGGATTGCCAGGACCAACTGTTGCCATCAAGGCGGTATTTATATACTTGCGCGTCATTCTTGAACTTTGCATAGAAAGTGTTGCCTTGCAAAGCCGACAATGAGCTTTCGACTGTTATTGCCTGCGTGTCCGAAAGGGGAAGGGTTGTAATGGAATAGCGATAGTCTTGTGAATTGATTCCATCGGGAGCGCTTTGCTGATAGCCGTCGCCAAACTGAACAGTCTTCACACGAGAAGAGCGCTCAAGATCGAGAGTGTCTACGCAAGGAATGTCAATGGTGCTGGCCATTACTTCCGCCAGTGTAAATTCACAAACATAAGCGTCTTCCCCGTCTGGCGTCCACTTCCATTGATAAGGCTGAAGGCGATACAAGCGAGGCGCCGTGTCTAAATATACTTGCGAATAGAAAGCGCCGCCATCCAGTCCTATCAGGCTCGCCTCTAGGGCCGTGGCGGCCGTCTTGGACATTGGCTTGGTACGAATGGATGCCGTCTTCAAGGCCCTAGAAGTGGCCGATGGCGTGGCGGCGCCAGAAGAAGATGAAATCCTGAAAATATGGGCACTAATTTGCTGGTCTTGTGACTGTCCGTAGTCAATGGCAAATTCAATGGTTGGCTCATAAACACGCTCAACTTGCAGCGTGAAAACATTGGCAGTGGGGCCAATAACTTGCCAATCCCACGAATCATCAACAATGCGATATTTGTATTGCTGATCATCAAAATAAAACTGACTATAAAAGAACGAACCTCTTAGTGCCTGCAACGAGGCGTCCAAAGCAAGAGCGGTGTCATTCCCGATGGGCACTGTTTTAATTTCATAGGCAGACGTGCTACTAGCTGCGTTTGTTGGCGTGGCCCCACTAGCAGTAGCAGAAAAGCGAATACTTTGAGGGTAGGCAGTGCGAGTGACTGTCAGGCCATATTCGCAAGGAAATGCAAAAGTTGGTTGAGTCATGACTCACCTCCGCCCCGCAAGAAGGCCGCCAGGTCGTAGTTCGCCGACAATCACTTGCTTCACCGCACCCTCCAGTCTGCGGCCAAGTTCAGACGAATTAGAGCCATTGGCATTGCTTTGTGCTTGACCGTTGTTTACATTTACTGTAATGTTACTGACAATTTGATTGCCAGCAGCACCGCCAAGATCCACTGGAATGGTTTT